TTATACTTCACAAAAAGTATTTAGAATTGTTCAGCCAGAAGCAGGAGCAAGTGAAGGAGAAGTTCAAGAAGTATCAATAAATATTCCTATATATAATGATTTTGGAGAGACTATTCAAAGATTTAATGATTATCAATCAGCAAAATTTGATGTTAGAATTGTAGCTGGTTCTACTCAACCAGTTAATAGATGGGCATTATTAGATGAATACTTTAATTGGTTCCAAGCAGGATTAATTGATGATGTTGCTATGATAGAACAAACAGATATAAGAAATAAAAAAGCATTAATGCAACGAAAGAGTATGTATGCTCAAATGCAACAACAAATTGTTGGAATGGAAGAACAAATTAAAGACCAAGAAGGAACTATTGAAACATTAGAACGACAAGTAATACAAGCTGGTATTAAAGATAAAATTAATGAAGGTTCCAAAATGATTGATAAAGAAGTGTTGGACACACAAGCCCAACAAAGACTTTTGCAAGGTCGTATGAAAGATACGGTAGATTTAGCAAAAAAAGAATTAGCACTAGAAAAGAAAAAGATTAGTGTTGATAAACAGAAAAAATAACTGTAAATTAGAAGGAGTACAGTATGAACGAAAATAAGGACAACCTATTAGTTGATGATGCTGAAAGAGCAGAACAACAAATAGCCCCAGAAGACAATGCTGTGGCTGAAGAATTTTTTTCTCAGCTTGACAAACAAGTAATGGGTGAAACGCTAGAACAGCCAATTGAAACTGAGGCTCAAGAACAGACAACTTCCTCTCAAGGGAACCCTGAAATAGAGCAACAATCTACACAAGATGTAGATTATAATTTAGAAAAGAGATATTCGGATTCTTCTCGTGAAGCTAAACGACTTAACACTCGTTTAAAAGAGTTAGAACCTTATATGCCTTTACTAGATGCAATGAAAGCAGACCCAAATTTAATTTCTCATGTGAGAGGTTATTTTGAGGGTGGCGGCTCAGCTCCTAAGAGCGTAAAAGAGCAGCTTGGTTTAGACGAAGATTTCATGTTTGATTATGATGATGCTTTGTCAGACCCTAACTCCGAATCTGCAAAGTTGTTTAATGCAACAGTAGATGGAGTGGTGCAAAGAAGGCTAAATGATTTTGCAAGACAACAATCTGAGCAATCACGTAAAGCTTCTGAAGAAAGTAATTTTAAACAAAAGTTTAATGTTTCTGAAGGAGATTATGATGATTTAATGGATTATGCAAAGTCACATAAATTAACATTGGAAGATGTTTATTATTTAAAAAATAGAGATAATAGAGACACTCAAGTCGCTAATAACACTAGAGAAGAAGTAATACAACAAATGAAAAATGTTAGACAAATGCCTACAAGTATTGCATCATCAGGGAATGCACAAAGAGAAGAAAAATCAGTAGACGATGCCGTTTTTGACAAGTTGTTATCTCAAGGGACTGGGTTAGACGAGTTAATGTAAACATAAACCTAAATACCCTAGGAGGGAAACAAAATGGCAGATACAAGTTATCCAGCAAATACGCCGTTGGCAATTGCTACCTCTACAGGCTTAAGTGAAGGTTATGCTGCTTCTCAGGGAAGCTCCCTGAGTACAGGTGATTTACGTAGACGATATGACTTTTCTGAAAGATTTTCGGAGTTAGCTTTAGCTCAAACTCCATTCTTCAGACTTGTTTCAATGTTAGCGAAGAAACCTACAGATGACCCATCATTTAAGTTTACAGAGAAGAGACAATCTTGGTTAAAACGTTATGCTTATGTAGTTGGTTTTAGACATGGCTCTACTGATGTTCACAACGATGCAACTTTAGTAGAATCAGATAATTCAGCTTTATCACTTGGTGGAGAAGTTAAATTATACATGGCAACTGATTACTTTAGCGCAGGTAATATCCAAAATGTTCAAGGTCAATCAAATGGCGCAATTAAAGTAGGAGACGCAGGAACCGCTCCTGAGTTTTTACAAGTTAATCAAGTACTAAAAGTACCTATGAGTTCAACATCTGGCGGTGGCGCAGCAACTGACTATATGTTAGTTCGCATTACTGCAGTAGCAGCTCAAGGTGCATCAAACCTTAGTGCAAATAGCGGAACAGGTTCAGCAACTGCTGAAACTAAGTTAATCACAGGTAAGATTCTTAGACTACCAGGTGTAGCAGAATCAGCTTCCTATTCAAGTAATGTAGCACAATGTGTTAGTTACAATGTAGATATTGCAGAATCTCTTGAAGAAAGACGTTCTTACGTAGTAGGTAATTCTTTCGGAGAAGGTTCTTCATTATTAGGAACAACCTGGAAGGATAATCCATACTCAACAGGTTATGGACAAACACAAATCTTCAGAACTGAGTTCGGAATGACTAATACAGCAAGAGCAACAGCTCTTAAGTATGAACCAAACGAATGGGCTCGTGTTTGGAAAGATAAGTTAATCGAACACAAATGGGATATTGAACAAGCAGGGCTTTTCTCATCTCAAGTGACCGATTCAAGTGTTAACCATACCCAAGGTGCTGTGGATTATGTCTTGAATTATGGTAATATCTTCTCATGGAGTTCATCTAAGAATATTGATGACTTCTTGCAAGATATGTCACAATACCAAGACCCACGATACAACCAAGACAAAGCAACAGTATTCTTATGTAGTACTGAAGTCTTTACTTGGCTACACAAACTAAGTGGATTCTTTAAACAAAACATCGATATTGATGACCAGTTTAGAGCAGACCTAGCAGTTACTGGTCGTAAGAAAGTAATGGGATTAGATGTAACAACTATTTCAACAGTATACGGAGACATTAATGTTTCTAGATGTATTGCTTTGGATGGTTCACACGTGAAAATCCTTGCACTTAACATGAATAATGTTAAATACAGACCATTAGTTGGTAATGGTGTGAATCGTGATACTTCAATCTATGTCGGAGTTCAGACTTTAGAAAACTCAGGTATTGACAAGAGAGTAGATATGATTCTAACTGAGGCTGGCTTCGAATTTATGATGCCAGAATCACACGCTATTTGGAAATAATCTAAGTAGTTAATTTGCATTGGGTCTTTGTAGGTTCTTTACCTCCTTTCTCCCTACGGGGACCCATTTGCGAATATGGAGATATATATGAAATTATGGGAAAAAGTAAATAATATAACTGGAAATGCTTCCAAAGCTAGATTTCTTGTAGAACATCTAAATGCAGGTGCTAAGTTTGTTGTATCTAGTTTACCTGAAAGATTTTTATGGACTGTTGCTTCTGAAGTAGAAGTAAATGGATTTGATAGCACTGGAGCAAGCATTATTGGGAATGGTTCTGATTTAGCATATGATAAGATATTAGCAGTATATCGTTATGAAGGAACTAAAAAAAGAACAGCAATTGAAATACCTGATGAAGGAATACATATGACAGATGAAGCTAGTAGTTTGTCTTTTCCAACAAAAATGTTTCCTAAATATTATAAATTAAGTGGTAAAATATATATTAAACCAGACCCTGATTATAATGCACACGTGGGGAGTGGTAATTCGTATCAACATGCATATACGAATCCAAGCGGAACTACTGTAACAGTAGATTCTGAGCAAGGAGATAAAGGAGTTATTGTTTATTCAGCTCCCCCAGTAATTGATGAAAATACTGATTCATGGGTATTGACAGAATATGAAAATGTAGCAATATTATATGCAGCATCATTAGATATGTTAAGATTATCTAATTCTATAGATGCTGAAAAGATTTTAGAAGGAGGCATGGCTTCAGCTGATGCTACAAGTAAGACAAGTTTATCAGCTATTCATTGGTTACAAGATGAAGACCCTGAAATGGCAGCAGCAGTAATGCAAGTTTCGCAAGGAGATTTAAGTCTTGCAAATCAACGATTACAAGCAGCGTTAAATTTTTATCAAAGAGCAGTAGCTGAACTTCAAGCTGTATCAGGGGTTATAGGAGCTCCCGAACAACAACAACAATCACAAAGATTAGAACAAGGAGCGACAACATAATGACAATTTTAGAAATAATGGAAAGAGCAGATGCACGTGATACTAATTTAGTAATTGCTTATGTTAAAGATGCTATTCATCAAATACAATCTTCTAATGAAATTAATACCGAAGTAAATAAACAAAACATTGTAGCTGATACAAGAGATTATGATTTACCAGCGGGATTAATTGCTATTAAAAGTGTAAGTGTTTTAGATACAGAAGATGATAATAAATATAAAATGATTAGAAGATTACAAAGCGACCCATTAGTTACGGAGGATACAAACCCATGAGCTATGATACAAATAGAACTTATGCTTACATACAACATGGCAAACAATTAAGATTATATAAAATTGTAAGAAGCGCAGGTAGAATTATAGATAATCAAGGTAGAGTTACTGGAGGAAATCTTGATGATATTATTTATCCTGATGAAGCAATTACTAATGGATTAAGAATTGAATATACTTCAATTGAAAAACCTTTTGTAGATGAAGACCCTGAAACTACAGCAAATGCTAGCTTAACTGAACAAGCTTCTCCATCAGAATTAACTCATTTAAATTTAAATAGAATGTTATCGATGGCAGTTGTATGCTATGTTAAAGCGCAATTAGCTGAAAGAAGAGGAGATTTACCAGGAAAAGAATATTATATGCGTGAGTTTTATAAAAAAGTAGCAGATAATGAAAGTAATAAAAATAAAGTGTTTATTGCACATACAATAAAGACTTTTGCAGTTAAATAATAGGAGAAAACGATGGCTAAAGGACTTAATGATTATTTAGTACAAGAGAGTGTAGCTCCATATATCAAGGCAGTAGTTGCAACAACTAATGACCAAGATGCATGTAGAGCAGTTCATATGAAAGGCACAGCAGCAAATGTTACCTTAACGGTAGAAGGTGTTGATGTAGTATTTCATTTATTAAAAGGACATATATACCCAATTTGTGCAACAAAAAGTAGTTCAACAGATGTAGTATTTTTATATTAGGAGGAATAAATGATTTCAGCAAATCAATATCAAGATATAGAAATACAGCAAGGAGCTGACTTTGAAAATGTTATTACATTTGAAACAAGTCATGGAATGGATGCGCAAAAACAATTTGTAGGTAAAATACAAAAAGATTTTGCAAATAGTACATTTACAGGACCTCAAAAATCTAATAATACTGTTGGAACACAAGCAAATAATGATAATTGGGAAAGCGCAACAGTTACTCAAATATATTTTGATTTAGTTGCTAGTATAAGTGGAAGTACTGTAACCTTAACATTACCAGCTGAAGCAACAATACATTTTACAGATGATTTTGAAGGAGTTTGGGAGTTATCAGAAAAAGATGTAACAACTGCAGCAAATCCTATTTATACAAGACATATACAAGGTGATGTAGTTATTTCTAAAAGTGCAATACAATTAGATAATACATGGAAGGCGGCTGCATAATGGCTATAAGTGCTAAAGTTACAACAAATAAAGCTGTAAAAGCTACTGTGCAAACAACAAGCGCTACAAAAAGTGTAGGTGTACAAAACACTACTAAAGTTCAAGATAGCTTTAGTATTGATGCTAGTCAAATACCTGTAAGTTTAGATAATAGCTCAGCTAAAAATGTTAGAGATGCATTAAACGATACTGCAACATCTAGTGCTACACAAACATTAACAAATAAAACAATTAATGCTGATAATAATACACTCAGCAACGTAGAAGTAGATAATTTGAAAGCGGGAGTACTAGATACAGACTTAAGTTCAACAGCTGGTACTGATACAACATTGCCTAGCGCTAAGGCAGTAAAGAGTTATGTAGATACACAAGTTTCAGGAGAGGATACTCTTGCTGAAATGAATGATACAAATTTAACATCTCCAGTAGATGGAGCTATTTTAACATATGATAATTCTAGTTCTAAATGGGTAGATGCTGATTCAATAGATGGGGGACAATTTAACAGCTAATTAGGATACAATTATGGCGAATACATTAAAAATAAAAAGAAGTGGAACGTGGAATAGTGATACTAATCCAAGTAGTTTAGCTTATGGTGAAGTTGCATGGAGTAATAATGTTGCAAAACTTTTTGTAGGAAGACAAACAGATAGTGGAGGAACAGTACAACCTTTTCATGTTAGTACTTTAGCAGATTTAACTGCTGGAACTGGTATTGCTGGTTCTCTTGGAAGTGGTAATGGAGACAACGATTTAACTCTTTCTTTAAATTTAAATGAGCTAGGAAATGAAACGAGTATAGCTCAAGCAGACTTTATAGCAATGGTCGATGCTACTGATAACGGTTCACAAAAAATTACATTTAGTAATTTAGAAGACCAAATATTTGGAAACGTAAGTGGAGACGCTACTGTTGCGGCTGGTGGTGCTTTAACTATTGCAAATGATGCTGTAGAACAAGCAATGATTGCTGATGACGCAGTAGGTGCTGACCAACTTGCTTCTAACGCAGTTGTAAATGCTTCTATTTCTTCTAGCGCAGCTATTGATATGGATAAATTAGATGGTGATTCATTAGCAAGTTCTTTATCAGATTTTGCACAAGATGATTTAGTTATTTTATCAGATACTTCTGATTCAGGTAATTTAAAGTCTATGACTACATCAAATTTAGAAGATTCAATATTTGGAAATGTTAGTGGAGATATTGCAATCGCAGCTGGTGGAGCAGCAACAATACAAGCAAATAGTGTAGCATTGACAACTGATACAACGGGAAATTATGTAGGAACTGTAACGGGTGGAACTGGAATTTCTTCAACAGGAGCTACAAGCGGTGAAGGAATAGCACATACACTTAGTGTATCTGCAGCTCAAACATCAATTACTTCTATATATAATACTGGTTTAAAATTAGGATACGGTAGTTCTCATGCTCATATAGATTTTAGCACAGACAATGAAATACATATGGAAATAGATGGTTCTCCAGAATTTAAAGTTCTTGCAAATGGAATTTCTATAAACGAAGGAGATAAAATTTTCCTTGATGGTGGTGGAGATACATATATTCAAGATGATTCTGGCGATACAATGCGATTTGTTGTTGGTAATAGAAATATGTTTGAAATGATTGAAAATTCAAGCGACCCAGATGAAATTGTAGTTAATCAATCAGGTGGTAATGTAGATT